CTCGGCAATTAATTCCGTTGCCAGACCGCTTTCAATAATGGAATGAATAATGTCCTGCCCGATACTTTTACGGTTATTACATAATTCAGGTTCATTACCGGTATTCAGGACAAAGTCATTTCCCTGAATTAATAAATCAACATAGAGAATTTCATTCATACGCCCAACTCCTGAAACTCCATTAACTGCCCCGGCGTTATCATTTCTTTTGGATAGATATTGACAGTATTAATTTTCCGGCTGTTATCCGTCACAGACCTTGAGTTATTACTGACAGATTTACTGATACCACCTTTATCAATTCCTTTTAGCTCGCCACCTGTAGATAAATTATTTACTGTTAATGGTGGCGAAGAGGTTTCATTAGCCATTGAGATATCAACGCCGGGTATTTTATTCAGCTTCTCAACAATCCAGTTCCACGATTTCAGAAAACCACCTTTAACGGACTGCCAGACATTATCAAACATGGATACAATACCCGACGCTAGTCCACTTAATGCCTGTGAGGGTGAAAACTCTGTTAATAGCGCAATAAAACTGTTCCAGCCTTCACTGATAAATTGCCATGCTGTGGAAAACACCCCGGCCAGCCACGCCACCCCCCTGGCACATGCCTGAAACGCGGATGTTTCCATAACAGCCGCTTTCACCGTATCCCAGTGTTTAATCAGCAACCAGCAACCCGCCGCAAGCAACGCTATCGCCCCGATCACAAGCAAGACCGGCCAGCTCATAAGATTAATACCGATTCCGGCCATGATTGCCGCCATACGAACGGCCAGCAACGCTCCGCGCAAAAATTTAAGCGTCGCATTCCAGGCGATAACAGCAATTTGTGCCAACCATACCATTGCCGTATATGCTTTCGTGACGGCGGTCATGGCAACCCAGATCCCGCGTAAACCTGCCATGATGAACTTAGAAGCGCCCATCACAATATTGGCAACCGCGCCCACTGCCGCAAACCCCAGCAACGCCATAGCTGCGTAGCCGATAACACGGGCAATGTTGGGAAATAGCTGCATCCATCTGGCAAATGTCTGTCCCATATCCGCCAGACGATTCAGCACCGGATACAATACCGGGATTAGTGTCAGCCCTATTACGGTCTGAATAGCTTTCAGGATTTGTACAAACCGATCCCACGGTTTCACCAGTTTACTGGCCATCTCCTGCGTACGTTTCAGACCGTCAGATCCGCCCAGTTCGGTGATGTTCCTCTGGAGAAGCGCCACATTACCGTAAAGGTGTTTGACCACAGCCGAACTGTCACCGAATGCCGCATCCAGTTCCTCCTGGGCTTTCAGGTTCCCTTCCAGGCTCTTGCCGTATTTGCCCTGCAATTTAATCAGCATCTCAGGCATGGACAGCATTTTGCCGGTGGCATCCGTAAAGGACAGCCCCAGCTTTTTACCGCCCTCAATGGCTCCGGTCATGAAGCCTTCGTAAGCGCTGCTGGCTTCCGTTCCCAGCGTGCGGTTAAGCTGCCCCAGTACGGCCAGCTGTTCATCCAGTCCGACGCCGTAGTTGGTACCGACGCCCCGCGCCCCTTCCATCAGGTCTTTGATAGTGCCCATTTCAGTACCGAAGACCTTGCGCATATACACCATTTTTCCGGCCAGCTGCTCAGCGAACTGAACCTTGCCCAGACGCTCCGCATCGGCGGAAAAATTACCAAACATCTGCCCCATAAATTCCGCCGTTTCTGCGGCGGTGGATTTCAGGGCAAACGCCAGGGTATTAGCAACTTTTGTCACTTTCGGCAGTTCATTACCGGTCAGCCCGGCAATGGCGGAATTAATACTTTCAGTGGACTGAACAAATTCCACCGCACTGGCGCCATAAGTTGTACTGAAGCGCAGCGCATCCCGCTGTACGGCCTTTAATGCCTGATCATCAATCCCTTTTGATGCTGCATCATTCAGCGCATCATACATTTCAATTGCCGGTGATAACGCACCCCGTATGGCCATTCCTGTACCCGCTAAAGCCAGCACACCACCGCCAATCTGCATAAAGGCCGCTTTTGATTTTTCCGCAAAGCCGGTGACGCTGCTCTGTGCCTGTTTTAACGGGCGGGACAACTTATCAATCAGGCTTAATGTAAAATCTAACTGTTTCATTCTGTGCCTTTAAATGCTTTAGCCACACCATTGGCCACAGCAATTCCTGTATATTCCCAGTGACGATTATCCAGCCAGATAGCGGCGGCAATATCGTCAACGGAATCCTGACCATGTGGTAAATAATGACGGCGAAGTATTAAATATTGTTCGAGTCCGTTCTGTTCAATTGCCCGGACTCGCTTTGTCAGTTTTTTACTTCAATTTCCAGTTCAGGGGCGTAAATATCATTAACCTTACTGACAAGCTGAAGCGCAGCGCCCGGACGTTTTAATATTTCAGCTAAAGCTTCCTTGCTTTCCGTTGCAACAATACGCATCAGGTAGTTATGCGCAGGCGCCACTTTATTGTCCATTGCCATTTCATTAATAAACTTGTTATAGGCGGTCTGATTTGGTTCAAAAACAATATCAGTCCCACAGACACACAGTTTAATTTTTTCCATAAATAATATTCTCTCTTAAATTAATTTCATCAACCAGCGTGTTATGACGTGCAGCACACTTCCCGTATAACTCCAGATAAAGTGTCAGTAATTCCGCCGCATCTTTTCCCTGCGTGCCATTCAGGCGCGGCAGCTGCGTGACGCATTTAGTTTTCAGGTTTTCCTGATAACGCACGTTCGGTACTGGCGGCGGCGTCGTTGTACATGCGGACAAAGTCGTCAGACAGGCACACGTTAGTAAACACCGGCTTAACCACCTCCGTACGAATTTCACGCGGCGGTGCATTTTTCAAAGCCTCCAGTTGTTTTTCCAGTTTTCGCCCGGATTCACTGGCCATGCTTGCCAGCCTTTCCCCGGTAGCGCTGGCTGACCGGCTGATGGCCAGATCGATACTGTCACGCTGCCAGTTAGCCGCCTTCCACCCTGACCAGAAGGCCAGAACAACCGTCATAAGCCAGCCCGCCACCACACGATCCATCAGCGAACCCCGTCATGCTCCAGACTGAAATGATTACCATCCGGCCTGGATTTGAAGCGCCCGCCCCAGCTGCCGCCCAGTGACTCCCAGTATTCGCCCAGCGGCAGGTAATCCTCTGTGCGGGTCTGGTACTGGCCGTTAACAAACAGGTTAAAATCCACTGCCAGACGCCGTGTATGCAGACTGTTGGTAATACCGCTGCCCTTTTTCGCGTTCAGCGCCGCCTGTTCCGGCGTGCGGTAAGCCTCCCCGAACGTCAGCCGGTAGCCGTGTTCTTCTGCCCAGTGGATCAGATTTGCCACCATAACGGTAAACAGCTGCTGTTTTTCACTCAGTGTCATTTGTCAGCCCCTTTCCCCAGAAAACCGATCCCTTTCTTACGTAGCCAGGCTTCAACACCATTAAGGCCAAGAATCCCCAACGCTGAACCAATGCCGGCAAGCGCAAGCGGATGGATATCCGGTACGAAGTAAAGCGCCACCCCTGCCGCTACTGATAACGCGCTTCCCACAATGACACGCCCCAGAACCAGACGTGCCGTGATCGGCTCGTCACTGTTCAGCATCTTGCCCAGGGCAATCAGCGCCCCCATAATTGCCAGCGCAATAAACCCTTTTTCGTAGTCCTGCATCCCTTTTCCTTACCCGATCAGATTTTCCGTAGCTTCCGCTTCCAGATACGGAACCCCGTTGATGTTGACGAACTTCGGACTGGTCACGAAGTATTTAATTTTGTGCGTGGATACGCTGCCGCCTTTTGGATCAATATCCAGCAGATTGCTTAACTGCAATTTATTGCCGAACGTCTCGACCTTCACTTCTTCACTGCCAGCTTTGGCGTAGAAAAGAAAATCCAGCGGTTCAATACCTCGCCACGAACCTGCGGCGCGGGCTTTGGCTGTCAGTACCTGAAGCACTTTAGAACTGACTTCAATTTCTCCCTCTGCGGCCACATCACCATCAACATGGCCGTCCGGCACACCACGTGTCTGGGCGGCGGCGCTGTTATCCGTGATATCCAGCGAAATTTTTTCTATATGGATCAGTTCACCATCGATGTAGGCATCAAATGACATGCCTGAAATACGTTTGGTCATGCTGCGGCCTCCAGACTGGCATCCAGTAACAGGCTGATAGTGATTTGCAGCGGCACTTCATACGTGCGTACCACAATGT